TTCAACGATATAACGATTGAAAGAAAAGATTTGGATGGGGAACGTGTGCAAACGCTTGCCATTCCAATTGCTTACGGGCCAAAACAAAAATTTATTGTTCGTCTTGAAACGGATGCTGATTTAGATAGGGATGACCCGCTTACATTACCACGTTTGGGATTTGAAATGAGTGGCATTTCTTACGATCCTTCTCGAAAACTTCCATCGCATAAAAAAATATCCGTGGTTTATGAGGAAGACAAGACTCGCAAAAAAATTCAATATATGCCTGTTCCATATAATATCGACTTCATTCTTTCTTTGATGGTCAGAAATGCAGACGATGGGACTCAGATTTTAGAACAAATTTTACCTTACTTCCATCCGAAGTGGGATACGGCGATTCGTCTTATTCCGGAAACAGAAACTGTAATGGATGTTCCATTAATTTTAAATAATGTCAACCTTCAAGATACATATGATGGAGACTTCCAGCAAACACGCCGGGTCTTAATCTGGGATTTGAATTTTACAATGAAAACATTTTTCTATGGCCCAGTTAATCATTCTGGTGTTATTACAAGGACAAATATCAATCTATATGCAAACACCGCTCCAGGAACTTCAAGAACAAGCTTAATAACAATGGTTCCTGGTCTCACACCTGAATTAAAACCTACAACAAACAGTGCGGCTTCAATTCATAGAGATTTAATTAGTGCTGATGATGATTATGGGTTTGCTTCGGATATTTACATAGAATAGGTTAATGATATGGGTTTTAATGATAAACTGGACGAAATACTTAATATAGAACCTGTTACACAAGAGGTTCTTTCTCCTGACAATAGTAATAAGGATGTAGAGGATGACTATGATTATGCACGCCGCAATCTTAGGGATCTTATTGATTCTGGCATGTGCGATTTTAACCGAGTAATGGAGATTGCCCGTCAAAGTGAATCACCAAGAGCCTTTGAAGTTGCCACTGATCTATTAAAAACTTTAACTGATACAAATAAAGATTTACTTGACTTGGCAAAAAAGAAAAAAGATTTGACGCAAGAAAAAGACAAAACATCGGCAAAGAATATCACAAATAATGCTTTATTTGTTGGCTCTACTGCTGATTTACAAAAATTAATTCAAGGAAATAAAGACGATGGAGATGAGTCTTCCTAATCTATCCGCCGATCTAACGGAACTTTTATTGCCGTGGATTACAATCCTTGTTTCAATTGTTGTTGCAATCATGTTCAAAGACTTCGCTGCCAGTCTTGCAAAAGGAATTGCATTTAAGTTAGACAGAACTTTTAAAGAAGGTGATAAAGTTTTACTAGATGATGTGGAATCGACAATCATAAAAATTGGTGCAAGAACTACAATATTCGGGTATGTAAATGATAATGGTTATGTTTGGAGATACGTACCTAATGAAAGAATACGATTTTTAAAACTAGAAAAAATAATAGATGTTAATTTGAGAAAAGAAGTTTAATGCCAAATGATGCATATTTATCAAACCCCAATCTAAAAAAGGTAGGGGTAAATATTGAATTTACACAAGAACAAATCCAAGATTATATTAAGTGTGCTAAAGACCCGATTTACTTTGTGAAAAACTTTGTTAAGATCGTTCATGTCGATAGGGGTCTAATACCTCTTGATCTCTATGAGTATCAAGAGCGTATGATTAACACCTTCACAAATAACAGATTTGTTGTCACAAAGATGCCTCGGCAGTCGGGTAAGTCTACGGCTGTTGTTGCGTTCATTCTTCATTATCTATTATTCAACTCTGATAAAAATATTGCTATTCTAGCAAACAAAGCAGAACTGGCCAGAGAACTTCTAGACCGAGTTAAAAAGGCATATGAGAACTTACCTCTGTGGCTTCAGCAAGGTGTTGTTACATGGAATAAAGGTTCAATTGAAGTAGAGAATGGGTCTAAAATTCTTGCCACATCAACGACAGGTTCCGCTGCGCGAGGACAATCCTTTTCATTAGTATTTCTAGATGAATTTGCGTTCGTTCCGCACAACCTTGCAGATGAATTTTTCAAATCAGTTTATCCTACAATTTCATCTGGCCAAGAAACTAAAATGATTGTCGTATCTACTCCAAACGGAATGAACCAATTTTACAAAATGTGGGTTGAGGCTGAGGAAGGAAGAAGCAACTTTATCCCACTTGCCGTGAACTGGTGGGAGACACCAGGTCGAGATGAGGAATGGAAACTTCAGCAAATTGCGAATACAAGTGAAGAATCCTTCGATCAAGAGTTTGGTTGTAATTTCTTAGGATCGTCAAACACTCTTATTAATACAAACACTTTAAGAAATCTTGCCTTTGTTCAACCCATGTTTCATAAGCAAGGATTTGATCAGTACGAAGAAATCAACCCCGATCATGAATACGTTGTAACAGTAGATACGGCAAGAGGCGTTGGTGGGGATTACTCGGCTTTTGTTGTAATCGATATATCCACTATACCTTATAAAGTTGTGGCTAAATACAAAGACTCTAAAATCTCTCCCATGATGTATCCTGACTTAATATTTAATGTTGCAACCAACTTCAATAAAGCCTTTGTTTTGGTTGAAATAAATGATATTGGTGAACAAATTGCTACAACTCTATTTCATGAATTAGAATATGAAAATATGTTTGTTACTAGCATGAAGGGCAGGTCTGGACAAAAGATCGGCGGTGGGTTTGGAAGAAATTCCCAAATTGGTGTTAGAACAACAAAACAACTAAAAAGAATTGGTTGTTCCACACTAAAGGATCTTGTTGAGGATCAAAAATTAATTATCGAAGACTTTGATATAATTGAAGAGCTATCAAATTTTATTTCAAAAAGAGATTCATATGAGGCGGATGAAGGACACCATGACGACTTAGTTATGTGTCTCGTTTTATTTGGCTGGCTTGTACGTCAAGAGTATTTTAAAGATTTGACAAATGTTGATATCAGACAAAAGTTTTTAGACGATAAAGAAAGAATTATGGAAGAAGAAATTATGCCATTCGGATTTGTTAATGATGGTGTAGCAAATGCATCAGAAATAAATCAAACACCTGATTTTTATTCATTAGATGATTTGAGAAGTTTTTACGAATAACTTTGTTTGTATTTGCAGATTATATTTTTTTATTTATCAAACCAATTAACTTAGTTGAAAGTTGCGTTTTACTAAATAAAGTAGAATTGATATATTTGTTCTTTTAACATAAGGAGATTAAAAAATGGCATTTCAAGTTTCCCCTGGAGTTAACGTTAGCGAGGTTGATTTAACTACTATCGTTCCAGCAGTACAGTCAACTGGCGCTGGTATCGCTGGTCACTTCCGTTGGGGTCCAACAGAGCAAATTGTTTTGGTAACCGACGAAACCTCATTAGTAAATAATTTTCAGACACCAAATGCAAATACCGCAGATGATTTTTTTACTGCCACTAATTTTTTGGCCTATTCAAATGCACTACGTGTTGTTCGTGTAGTCGAGGAAAGCGACAGCGGTTCTGATGCCACCGCCGCTCGTAACGCTACCGCTAATTCTGGAAACACTGTTAATACTGTTGTCAAAAATGATGACCATTATGATAGCAATTATTCTTCAGGTATTTCAGGTGTTGGTGATTGGGTTGCTAAGTATCCAGGCGAACTAGGTAACTCACTAGAAGTTTCTGTTTGTGCCTCAGCAAGCGCATTCGAGTCAACTTTATCAGCTAACCTAGTTTTCACCGCTGGTAGCACAACCGTTCTAACCAAGGGCGCCAATACCTCATCCGATCTAACTTCTGGTCCAAACATCAATTTGACCACTGATATCACAGTCGGTGATAAAATTTCTCTACAAAGCGCAGATATTAATATTGGTGGAGAATTGAAAATTGCAACTGTTGTTGACGGGACAATTACTCTAGAAACCGCCCCAACTCGTCAAATGCTAGGCACTACAGATGACAGCACCCAAGTTCAATCAAATGCTGTGAAGCGTCGTTGGGAACATTTCAACTTATTTGATGCTGCTCCAGGCACTTCAACCTATACCACAACTGCTGGTGGTTCAGGCGATGAAATGCATATTGCCGTTATTGACGAAGACGGCGAATGGACTGGCGTTAAAAATCAGGTAATCGAACGTCATGCCTCAGTTTCAATGGCATCCGATGCTAAGACGCCAGAAGGAAATTCAAACTACTATGTGAACGTCATTAATAATCGTTCAAATTACATCTGGTGGGCTGCTCATAATTCAAACAATACTAATGCGGGTAGTAAAGCGACAGCAACATTCACTGGCGGCACAATCCCACAAAGCGTTTCCATGGTCAATGGTCGCGATGGGCAGACTCCAAGTGATGCTGCATATATTAACGGATATGATAAATTCAACAATTCGGATGAAGTTGACATTTCTTTTATTCTCGGCGCTGCTGCAAACCAAGTTCGCGCAACCCATCTTATCAATAATGTTGCTGAAACACGTTTAGACTGTATTGCGGTTATTTCACCAGAAAGATCCGATGTTGTTGATAACGCCACATATTCAGGCAAACAAGCTGAAGACGTAGTTGCTTTCCGTAATTCTTTACCATCTTCTTCTTATGGTGTTATGGATAGCGGTTGGAAGTACCAGTATGATAAATTCAATGATGTATACCGTTATGTACCATTGAACGGCGACACTGCCGGTACAATGGTTCGCACAGATCAAGTCCGTGACCCATGGTATTCACCTGCTGGTTTCAATCGTGGTGGAATCAAGAACGTTGTAAAACTTGCTTTCAATCCAAACAAAGCGGAACGTGATGTTTTATACAAAGCTGGTGTAAATCCAGTTGTGTCATTCCCTGGACAGGGTACAGTTCTGTTCGGTGATAAAACACTTCTTGCAAAGCCAAGCGCCTTTGATCGAATCAACGTTCGTAGACTTTTCATCGTTCTCGAAAAATCAATTTCAACCGCTTCACAGTTTACACTTTTTGAATTCAACGATGAATTTACTCGTGCCAACTTTGTTAATCTAGTCGAACCTTTCTTGCGAGATGTTCAAGGGCGGCGCGGTATCACTGATTTTCGGGTTGTTTGCGATGAAACGAACAACACACCAGAAATTATTGATCGAAACGAGTTTGTCGGTGATATCTTTATCAAACCTGCTCGGTCAATCAACTTCATCCAACTAAACTTTGTTGCCGTCAGAACTGGTGTCGAGTTTAGCGAAGTTGTTGGTCAAGTTTAATATAAATAAAAAAAGATAAGGAGTCGATAAAATGGCATTTAACATCACCGAATTTCAAGGTCAGCTAACAGGTGGGGGCGCACGCCCTAATCTGTTTCAGGTAACAATTGATAATCCTGTTGATCGTGGTTCATTTCTCAAAACACCATTCATGGTAAAGGCTGCACAAATCCCAGCCGCTACTATCGGTACAGTGGTAACTCCGTACTTTGGTCGCGAAGTCAAACTTGCCGGCAATAGAACATTTGCTGATTGGACCGTCACCGTTATTAACGATGAAGATTTTCTAATTCGTGACGGTATGGAACGTTGGTCGAATGCGATTAATGGTCTAGAAACTAATCTCAGATCAACCAATCTTGCTTCAACCGCTGATTATAAGACAAGTGCTACTGTTACTCAGTTTGGTAAGTTAGGCAATCCAATTCGAACGTATAGTTTTGTTGGTATCTTTCCTACTGAAGTAAGTACAATTGATATGGATTGGGGTAGCAATGACGCAATTGAAGAATTTACAGTAACCTTCAGTTATGATTATTGGCAAGTTGGTGAGGGTGTAGTTGGTCAAGTTACTAACGCCCTATTCGGTTAATCACTTGGATACTTTATTAAGAACGGGGGCGTCATTGCCCCCGTTTTTTTTATACTAAATAAATAAGTAAATCAATAATTTTTCTGGGAACGAAATAATGGTAAGTATATTAGACCAATATGGTTTTGAGATTAAGCCGCAAAAGGATGATAAAAAGAATATTAAAGCAATCGTTCCGCCTTATTTTGATGACGGCGCTACAGAAATTGCTATAGGTGCTTCTAACGGAACATACCTTGATATTGAGGGAAAAATTAAGTCTGAAGCCGAATTGGTAACTCGATATCGAGAAATGTCGATGCAACCTGAGTGTGATAACGCTATTGAGGATATTATAAATGAAGCAATCGTGATTGATGACCAGTCTCCGGTAAATATTGTATTAGACGATATTGAACAAAGTAAAGCTTTCAAAGACAGAGTTCGCGAAGAATTCAATCAGGTCACAAGATTATTAGATTTTAATAATCTTGCCTATGATATTTTCAAACAATGGTATATTGATGGTCGATTATATTATCATATTATGATCGACGACAAAAAACCACGCGATGGAATTAAAGAACTTAGAAAGATTGACCCAAGAAAAATAAGAAAGGTTCGTGAAAAGATTACTCAACATGATCCTAATACAAGAGCAATTATTGAAAAGGGTTATAAAGAGTACTACATTTATCATCCACGCGGTGTAAATTCTCAGGGCAATCAAAAGTCTATTAAGGTTTCCAAAGATTCAATTTGCCACGTCACCAGTGGTTTAGTTGATCCTTCAAATAAATTAGTTTTGGGATATCTACACAAAGCGATTAAACCTTTAAATCAACTTCGTGCTCTTGAAGACGCAACGGTAATTTATAGATTGTCCCGCGCACCAGAAAGACGTATTTTTTATATCGACGTTGGTAATCTTCCTGCACAGAAGGCACAGGGTGTCTTGCAAGATATGATGACCAGACACAAGAATAAATTAGTCTATGATGCGTCTACGGGTGAAATCAAAGACGACAGAAAATTTATGACGATGATGGAAGATTATTGGTTACCTCGTAGAGAAGGTGGCAAGGGGACCGAAATTACAACACTACCTGGCGGTCAAAATCTAGGGGAGATTGATGATGTAGAATACTTCAAACGTAAGTTCTATAAATCTCTAAATGTCCCCATTACAAGAATGGAGTCAGAAAATCAATTTAACTTAGGTCGAACTAGTGAAGTTACCCGAGATGAATTAAAATTTACAAGATTTATTGAAAGACTTCGAGCTAGATTTACTCATCTATTTGACAATCTTCTTGAAATTCAATTAGTTCTAAAAGGTGTAATTAATAGAAAACAATGGAATGAATTAAAAGATAATATTCGTTATGATTTTCCACATGATAATTATTTTTCTGAATTAAAAAGCGCGGAAGTTTTAAGTGAAAGGATTAATCTTTTAGGTAATTTGGAACCATATGTAGGTAAGTTTTATTCGATTGAATGGGTTAGAAAGAATGTGCTTCAAATGTCTGAAGAAGAAATACAAGATATGGACAAACAAATTAAAGCAGAAGAATCAGACGAAGACAGTCCTTTAAATAAAATAGAAGACGAACCTGAAGAAAAAGAAAAAGAACCTGAAACCACTTTAGAAAATAATCTGGTTTCAATCAGAGAGTCAGTTAGTAATGAGGAAGATGACGAACTTCAAAAAGATCTTATAAAGGCGGCCACATCTTATCTGAATAGATATGAGGATATTTAGATTTGAAAAATTTATCAGTAGAAGAGGCTAAACTACTTGCAACAGTTCTTGCGTTAGTCAGAAAGCAGAACAATGATCTCCATCAACAGGTCACTTGTAAACTTAATGAAACGTTAAGTGAACTGGTTTTACAACAAGGGCCGCAAGGCGAACAAGGGTTGCCCGGCGAACGTGGGGAGAAAGGTGATAAGGGCGATAAGGGTGATCCTGGAGAACGTGGGGAGAAAGGTGAAAAAGGTCAAAAAGGTGACATAGGCTCAGAAGGTCTTAAAGGTCCTGTTGGTCCGCAAGGCTTACCTGGCGAACCTGGTCCTAAAGGTGAACCCGGCCCTAAAGGCGATGCAGGTCCTGCTGGTCTCAAAGGCGATGTAGGTCCTGCTGGTCCTGCTGGTCCTGCTGGTCCTGCTGGTCCTAAAGGTGTTGATGCTGATATTGATCCTATCAAAAAAGAAATTGATCAACTATCAATCGCCTTAAAAAAGAATACAGACGCTGCGATTCGTAGAATTCAAAGCAGTGTAAATGCTGCTGGT